TAGATCTTGATGCGCTTGTACCCGTCAATACCCGGGAGGGTATCGCGGAGAACGGTCCTTCCTGAATGACCGACATATTCAGAGTCTGATCGCTCGGGCCTAAGGGCCCCGTGAACATCTCTCCTCCGTATTTTTGTACGGAACAAAGAGTCACTCGAGTGACCATCCCCCTTCATGTAGATCGAATAGGAAGGGTATACGTAGTCTGCCCCTAGAGCATAAAATGCTCGACGGGACTTATACGTATAAGTCTCAAAGGTAAAGCCACCCCATCCGAGGTGCCTGTTTAATGGTATAGGGTCATAGTCGCCAATAAGGTGACCATCGCCATATCCATCAGGCCCCCACAATGCTAGACTTTCGTCGATCATTGTGAGTACTACTTCGGCAGGTTCCGGCTGGTTGGTCCTAACGTAATAGTTATGGAGCACAAACCATTGATGACCGGATAAAGTATCCTTGATAAAACAAGGACGTACATCGATCCCCGAAACGTAGTCCTTACCGCAACTTTCGCGATAAGTACCATTCCAGAAGCTCTTCGACTTATTGACTACGAAACCGCAAGCGGTTAAACATTCAATAAGTAAAGAGACTGCTTCTACAGGGACAATTATATCGTCTCCGTAGACTGCGATCTTCGAGCAATCAAGTCCTAAACTCTTAACGCAACTATGCGCCAGGGAGTAAAAGATCAATGTCTCTAGGGGGAAAGTGAAACCATTCCCCATCGAAGCAAAGGATTGCAAGATGATTCGCCCTTTGTCGGTAATGGTCCCTGATGATCGAAACGATCTCAGGAAATCCCACCAATCAAAGGGTAAGAGGCTCTCAACGAGCCCGCATGCAATGGTATCGGAGGCACTACTCAGGTCCAGCGTTGCTAAAGCGCCGGTTATCGAGCCCTCACGGGCAAGACGTTGGTTAAGAGTTTGATCCCTTAAATCAACACCTGCGAGGCGTAAGCGATCGGACATATAGTCGCCAATCCCTAGCTGGACAAAAGTGTCAAGCAAAGGGGCTTTTGCGATTTTCCGATACGTCTTCGCACTCTTCGGGACGAATTCAACTCGCTCATCTTCGATGTCGAGTTGGAATGTAGCTGATCCGTCAGGCTTAACGCCAAACCAGTCAGGACATTCCGCTGCAAGGTCCTCCAAAAACCGAACAGCGTTACCGTTACATGAGAACCTGCTACTCAACTTACGTCGAGCAGAGGCATCTCTCTTTTTAAGCTGCGTAGTAGCTCCAGGTCCAAATCGAAGCCTAAGTTCAGAAATCGAAGGTAGATCACCCAGAATCTTACTAATTTTCCGCTGAGCTCCGTAGATCACGGACTCAACGCGCGGGAGGAAATAGAACCCTCCACGCGAGTAAGATCTGAAAAGATCATTCGTTTCTTTACATAGCTTCTCAGACCCCATGAAAGTAGCTTCAGACACTGCTTTCTTATCAATACCAATCTCCAGATCTCGGCGCTTCTTAAAGAAGGCTAAGACCTGGTAGAGATGGTAGTGATCATTGGCAGTATGTCCGCTACTTAGATCATGGTGGCACAGTACCCAGAGATCTTTCTCTAGCAAAGCTAGACAAATGATTTCAAAGTCATTCGAAGGATTTAAAACCTCCGAAAGGTGCCAATCAGCGAGGAGAAAGAGAACCTCATTGCTAGATTCAGTCGAGATCTGTTGATCCCAGCGTGTAAAACGCATTTTAACTCCATAAGAGTAAAGGGTAATAGATCAGACATTGGTCAAGGTCCCCGAAAGAACTATGACCATGCACAACCGTACCGTGCCTACCGATTAGGTAGGAGCGAACAGGTTGTCGACGAGATCCGGCAACGGACCAGACGTTGCGGCTGCGACAGAGGTCGAAATATTGTTGCCAATATTGACCAGGATCTGTCGAGCCAAACGACGGCTCGTCACCGAAGATCGCTTGCTCGAAAAGGCGGTAAAAACCACCTTATCCGTATAAGCGACCTTCGGAGCCGCGGTATAACCCGCGGCGTTTTGGTTCGTGACAGTCTCCATTACGGGAACTCCCACAGTGAACTCCTCCTTCGTCACGCCGTTTTTCAAGTTGGTCAACTTTGCAGTTGCCCAAACCTGAGCTTCGGTCGGGATTGAGGCGAGAGCTTCACGCCAATAGGCCACAACCTCATCACCGCTTCGGGTAACCGAAACGGCTTTGAGAGTGTGACTGACCGGCGTTGCTGCACCGTCGAAAACGGTGATATCTGCGATGGCTGCCATCGGTAGCTTTCCATGATAGTGAAGGAGATCAAATAAACTCAGAAACCTTTATTCCAAATAGGACGTAAGGCTGAATTCATGTCTCCGGAACGGCTTCCAAACTTTTGGGTAAGGAGAGCCACGGCGTTTGCACAGTGCTTCCATGAAGCGACTTGCCCAAATGATTTAACATTCGGGAAAGGGACTTGCAAGGTCGTACTAACGGTGCGATTCGTGATCATAGAATGGATCTCATATTCCACATCATGTGGAACACTGGTCTCCGGTCCTAGATCTAAATCCCCGCAGTAAAACCGAGCATCTTCGCTTATCGTCGTGACAAAAGTACCCGTCAACGCTGATGCGAGACTTCTCGCTTCCAACCACGATCCTATAGGAATAAACCAATCGGCCACAAAGGACCAAGGAGTCAACTCCCACAGAACTGAAGCTGGATCAGTTAGACCGTTAAGCTGAGCCACATTTACTTCAGACAACCTAGCTATTAATTGGGCTTTCGTGTTTCCACGAAAC